TAGACTTTCTAGAGCAGAAACCTTAATTGGTGGTAACAATAGAAAAATAGAGTATTACTCTGATTTCACCACAAGTTTTACAAAAACTCCTGTTGGCGATCAGTTAGCTCGAGTAATTAATGAAAAGTCGATAAATCAGTCTTTGAAAAATTTAATTCTCACGAATTTGGGTGAAAGATTATTTCAGCCGTATATTGGTTCTAATGTTCTTGCGACTTTATTTGAACTCAACAATGGTGAAAATTTAAATGATGTAGAATTTTACATTGAAAACACAATTAAGAACAACGAAAGAAGAGTAAATTTGCTCGGCGTTGATGTTTCTTTGGGCGATAACGAAAATGAAGTGAAAATATCGATTGTGTACAATACAATAAATAGTCCAGAACAAATAACATTTGAGTACATTTTAAGAAGAGTTCGATAAATGGCCACAAACAGCCCACTAACACTAAGTTCTATTGATTTTGATACATTAAAAGAAAATTTTAAAGAATTTTTAAAAACGCAATCAGTATTTAAAGATTACGATTTTGATGGTTCAAACATCAACGTTCTTCTTGATGTTATGTCTTATAATTCTTTTCTTAATGCATTTTACCTTAATATGGTTGCATCAGAAATGTTTCTTGATTCGGCTCAAAAGTACGATTCCGTAATTTCTCACGCAAAAGAGTTAAACTATCTTCCAAGAAGTGCAAAATCTTCTATAGCAGAGATTAATCTTTCATTACAAACCACAATAAACAGTGGTAAATTGAATATCCCAAAAGGCACCAGATTTTCTGGGTTTAACGCTAATGGTTCCTTTACTTTCACTACAGACCAATCAAAAGTTCTTTCTTCAGGATCAAACACATTCACTACAGCTAATCTTTTGATTTACGAAGGCGATTATTACAAAGATTCTTTTGTAGTCGATTATAGCATCGAAAATCAGCAGTTTATTTTAACTAACAAAAACATAGACGTTAATAGCCTTACTTTAAATGTTGTAGAAAACAACGGTTCTTCTAATACAGAGTTTAAAAGAGTAGAAACTTTGTTCGGATTGAATGGTCAATCTAATGTTTACTTTTTGCAAGGTGCGCAAAGCGATAGTTATGAAATTGTATTTGGAGACAGCTTGTTTGGTAGAAAACCTCAAGACGGAGCAGTTTTAAATGCAAATTATAGAGTTTCTTCTGGTATAGATGCTGATGGTATAACTGTATTCAGTTTACAAGACGATTTTGGACCAATTAATAGCGGTCAAATTACTTCATCGACAATAACTCTTGTTTCTTCGTCTTCTGGTGGTTCCGAAAAAGAAAATATGGATTCAGTAAGATTTTCAGCGCCAAGATATTTTGCGACTCAACAGAGAGCTATTTCTTCGGACGATTACAAGAGTTTGGTTCTTGTTAACTTTGGTGGTGAAATATCAGACGTTACTGTCTATGGTGGTCAAGAAATAGAGCCTAAGTTATATGGCAGAGTAATTGTAGCTGTAAAGCCAACAACAGGAACAATTGCTCCAAATTATATTAAAAATAAAATTTATAATTATTTACAAGATTATATTGCTCTTCCAAATAGAATTGTAATAACCGATCCCGAATACACATATTGTAAGATATTTACTGAAGTTCAATATGACCCTAAAAGCACAACAAAAACACCATCTGAAATTCAAACTGCAGTTTTAAGCTCAATTTTAAATTACAGTTCAAATAACTTAGAAAAGTTTGCTAATGATTTAAGATATAGCAGATTGACAGCTTCTATAGATTCGGCTGACTCAAGTATTACAAGTAATGACACAGAACTTAGAATAATTAAAAGAATTGTTCCTAATTTCAATCAAGATACAACATATAACATCTCAGTAGGAAACGTTCTGTATTATGACGCAAGTATTTTCTCTGATAATGCTCAACACAAACAACTCCATGACTCTGAAATAGATGCAAGATATGCTCACGCTACTTTAATATCTTCTAATTTTACATATAATGCTAATGATGGACAAGTTTATGAACTTGCGTTTTTCGAAGATGACGCTAAAGGTAATATTTTGTTATACGCTCCTATAGGAAATGCGATTTTACCTATAGAAACTGTTGGCACTATAGATTATTTAACAGGAAATTTAAATTTGAATGAGATTAATGTGGCTAATTATTCAAACTATATCTCATTGTACATCAGATCTAGATTTAAAGATATATACGCTGCACAAAACAAAATTATATCAATCGATCCTAATGATGTAACTATCTCTGTAATAGAAACGCAAAGATAATGAAGTTTCAAGAAGAAAAATTTATCTCTAATTTCATCAAGAATCAGTTCCCTGCTTTTTATCAAGAAGAGGGTCCGGACTTTGTATTGTTTTTAAAAGCATATTATGAGTGGATGGAATCTTCTGAACAGCCAATTTATCAAGCAAGAAGGTTGTTTGATTACAGAGACATTGATAACACTTTAGAAAGCTTTTTAGAGTATTTTCAAAAGAAATATTTGTACGGGATACCCTTTAACGTCATCGCCAACAAAAGATTTCTGTTGAAACACATTTTGGACGTTTACCGTTCAAAAGGAACTATACAGTGTTATAGATTACTTTTTAAACTGCTATACAATGAAGATATTGAAGTTTATCTTCCTGGTAGAGATGTTCTCAGGGTTTCCGACGGCACTTGGGTTGAGCCAAAGTACCTAGAAGTAACAGACAATGAAAATTTATCGAATTATGTCGGCAAAACTATTATCGGCGCGACTTCTAAAGTAACAGCCACAGTTGAAAACTTTGTTAGAGAAAACTACAACAACGACATAATCAACATTTTGTACATTTCGAATATTTTACCAAGAAAAAAAGAATTCGAAATTAATGAAAAGATAGTTTTGCTTGATGATGAAGAAAACACAGAGGCCATCAACCTAGCACCAACTTTGTTGGGCTCTTTGAATAGAATATCAATTGTTAGTGGTGGTCAAGATTATAATATCGGCGATGTTATTAAAATTGTTCATAGAGATTTAACTAATAACGATGTGATATCTTATGGTGTTGATGGTATATTAACAGTAACCAAGTTATTCACAGGATTTGGTTCTTTAAGATATGATCTTGTTGACGGCGGATTTGGTTATACTGCAAACTCGCTAGTGTTCCTTTACAAAACAAGTGCTGCTGGTCGTGGCGCTTCGTTGTCTATTGATTCGTTAACGTCACAGCAACTCGTAGAATATAACACAGATATTTTATATGATTATTTGACTCTTCCGCTAAATGCGCCCAATTATGGGTTCCCATTAAATCCTTCAGCAAATATAGAAAATACTTTAACAACTACTTTAAGTTATAAAACAGAACTTTTCGGTAGTATTTTAGGGTTTGGAAACGTTTCTATTGGTAACTCTTATGAAACTGCCGTAAATGTATTCGTAAGATCAGTGATAACTTCGAATCCGTTGCCTGGAACATTAACTTATAACACAACGTCAAATACTGTTTCTGGAGTTGGTACATCATTTGACCTCTATCAAAATAATGACGTTATTGCTTTGCAAGCAAATTCTTCAAATGCTTCAACTATGGAATATGCTGTAATTAGAACTGCAGTTTCTTCTTCAGAGTTGACTTTATATGGACCACCAACTATAAATTCAACTGCTTCTGCTCAGTATAGACTTGCTCCTACAATTTTACCTTCTGGGTTTGCAAGATATGAAGACATTATGTATACCAATGATGGTTCATTGGTTGGTGAAAACGAACTTATTCTGGCTTATCCGAACACTGGTAATAACATCGTATTAGAAGCCGAAGCTATCAATTCTGGTAAAGGATATGTACAAAGCGAACAAGTAAGAGCATATATACACTCTAGTGTTTCCAACGTAGTAACTATATCTAGCACAGGTTCTGGATATGCAGAAAACGAACAGTTATTGTTCGTTGGAGGAGATCCATCATTTATAGCCAATGGTTACGTTTCATCTGTTGATGGAAATGGTGCTATATCAGACGTAACAATAACATATGGCGGTTCTGGGTATAAAGAAATACCAGAAATAAGAGTTTCTACGGCAAATGGTTCAGGTGCACGTTTGGAAGCTTCTTTGGTAGAATTTGACACCGTAGGTGAAGTATCAGAAAAAATTATTAGAGCAAGAGTAATTAAAGGACCAATTGGTAGAGGCACAGGTTATTACTCTACTACTAGAGGATTTTTAGACTCTGATAAATATATACAAGATAGCTACTATTATCAAGATTATTCTTATGAGATAAGAGTCGCACAAACATTAAATAAATACAAAGATATAATATACGATACATTCCACAGTTCTGGTTCGGAGTTATTTGGTAAGTACTTAAAATTCTTATATGGTACATCGACAGCTAATTTAGTTTTTGATTCTGTTACCATTTTTTCTAGCCCATGGTCGACAGATTCAGGTAATAGTATACCAGCGCTAGTTAATACTACTGATAAAACTGCTGATATCACTGTTTTTGGTGTTTATTTTGCCAATTCAGTAAAATCAGATGCAACCATATTAAATTATTCTAGTTTTTTAAGCGCGGACAGAACAACTGTAACAGCGGATGATCGTAGAGTTATTTCTTACCTCTTAGCTTCTGAGACAAAATACAGAGCAGATGAGGGTAGAATCATAGTTAATAGATATTACGTTTAAAGGAGAAAAACTTTGGCAAAGCAAACAGTCTTTATTGGTGGATCACCAAATGATGGTACAGGCGATCCAATTCGAGATGCATTTAATAAAGTAAATCAAAATTTTGACGAAGTTTATTCTTCGTATACAGCTACTGGGGCAATTAGTATAGGTAACACTTCAGTTAACTCTGTTGTTTCCAACACAGGTGGTTTTGTAACTTCGACTAATACCACTGTCAATACAAGTACAGTAGCTAATACCACAGTTATTCGTATAGGAAATACTGCAGCTAATGCAACAGTAAACTCTACGCAAATTTCTATTTTTGGTAATAGTTCTTTAGGTAATGCTACTATTAACACAATTTCTATAAACTTAGGTAACTCCTCTGTAAACTCTTCTCTAACACAAAACACGTTAAGCATTAACGCTTCTGCAGTTATTGGTGGTGTTCTTGCAAACAGCACAACGGTTTATCTTGGCAATGCAACTGTTAATTGGACAGCAAACTCTTCAAGAATTACAATCAGAGAAGCAAACGTAACTACAAACACTTTCAGTTTAGGTTCTTCTAGCGTAGGCTCTTCAAACTTTGCTAACGGTTATACTAGATTGCCAAACGGTTTATTGTATCAGTATGGTTTTATCGCAGCTGTTAACTCTACAGCTAACGTCACAACTTTCTCTGCAGTTGGTGGTGTAGCATTCACAAACTTATTTTCTGCATCAGCTTCTTCAAATACTGTTAATACTTACGTTGCTATTGTTGGCGCCAATTCAACTGCGATTATTCTACAAGGAAACAACGGCACTATATCAACTGGTGTGTATTGGACCGCAATAGGAAAGTAATTTAATGGGTAAAATCCTTCCTTCCTACAAGAAAGCAGTAATTGATGAAATAGTGGACAATGTGTTCTCGAACACATCACATTATTACGCTTTTGCTGCTAATCCTGTAGCATATCCGGGTTCCGTTCCGGAAATATCGAACGAAGATTATTCGACTAATTTTATAAACGATTGGCTGATGTTATTTGGTAAAAAGATAACATCTTCTGAGATCGTTCCAGTCATATCTAAAAAAACTTGGGCTTCTGGTCAATCTTACGATCGTTATGACAACACATCAAATACAGTGTTAGCTAATAATAATTTTTATGTTATTTCTACACCATCAGTTATTGGCGGTAATTATAACATCTATAAGTGTATCGATAATGCTAATGGTTCAGTTTCTACTATTGATCCAGGTACAATAGGATCTCCTTCGCAACCTTCGACTTTCCAAACAAGCGATGGATATAAGTGGAGATATATGTATTCTATTACAGAATATAACAACGACAGATTTTCTTCAGAAAATTTTGTCCCTGTATACGTCAGTGCAATAGTTTCTTCAACTGCTGCATCTTATAGCGGCGTAGAAGTTGTTATGATAACAAATTCTGGTAGTGGATACACTGCTTATACAAATGGCATCATTAGATCTGTACAGAATTCTACAATTGTACAGATAGAAAACTATGCTTCTTCTTCTGATAATTTTTACGTAAATAACTCAATATACATTTACAACACTGTAGAAGCAACATCACAAATCAGAACAATTACAGATTATGTTGCTAATTCTAGCGGTAAGTTTGTGTTTGTTGCCAACACCAAGCCATTTGAAATTACTAAAATAACAAGTGGTATAACTCAATACTTGATTAGTCCCGCTGTCGTTTTCGAAACTGACGGAGATTCC